TCATTTCTGAAGTTATCTTTACCTGTTAAATAGCCCCACACTTCGTCGATGCCTTCACTCAAGCTGAGATTGTCCAAGAATTCGGATAGACGAGCTAACGCAAACTCTGCTGGGTCTCCTTCCGATGCAAAACCAAATCGGTATACTAGAATGTCAGCATCAACGAGAGCTTTCATAGTGGAATTTCGTCGTCTTCGAGTTCCTCAGAATCACTGCTGTAAACCTGTAAATCAGTGATAGTGATCTTCATTAACGATGGAGAAACGCCCTTCTTGTTCTTCCAGCTCCACTCATACGGCTTAATAATTGCTACTGCTTTAGAACCATTACCAACAACTTCGGTAATCTTCTCACCGCCTTTGTCAACTGGCTCAATAGCGTAGTTACTCTTAGCCGTGATAAACCAACCCTTCTCAGGTTTGTCTTCACGCTGGCGTGGCTCAAGTCCTGCCGACTGCAGTGCTTCAACTGCACCGCTACTGAGATTGGTAAGGTCTACTTGATACTTACCTGACATTTCATTCTTAGTGGTGAAGAACGCCCACTGAACTTCTGCTTCAATCTTAATTGGCTTTTCAATATTTGCCATGATAACTCCTTTGTTATACTGCGGTTAATAAGATACTGCTAGTGAATCTTTCCGGAGAAAGACTCCATTTCATCGATACCATTCATTGTTCCGTCAACAATACCATCTACTGCAGCTGTTAAGCATTGTAGGGTTGTATCTAAATCAACAGACGTACCGATAGAAAAGGTGCGATCAGTATACAACACAATCAGTACCTGACCTTCAATTTCTTTTTCTTCACGATCTAGTGGGTTTGTTTCCATGTATCACCTATTTTATATTCGCCCGTTAATGGACAATTCATTTTAAATTCTACACCAGCATCGGTAATCGCTGTAACACCACTTTGACCAACTTGTTCTGCGTACTTCTCAGGAACTTCAATCTGCCACTCATCGTGAACATTAGCTACTAATTTAAATGGTATTTTCTGTTTTGTCAAGTCTTTATGTAAAAATACCAATGCTTGCTTCATGGCTATCGCACCAGCGCCTTGCAGTAACGTGTTGAGCGCCGAATGCTCCGAGCGAACGAGTAACTTACGTCCGTCAAGACCGAGTAAGACTCCCCTCGCAGTAAACGCTTCAGATACACGCTCTCTGAGCCTTTGTAGTTTCGGTGTGTTGCGTAGAAAACGAGTAATGAGTTTTTGTCCTTCTTTCTGTGAGCCTCCAACAACCGACCCGATCTTGGCAGCTCCTGCGCCATAGAGGAATGCGTATATAAACGTCTTAGCTTGACTCCGTGTCTCAAGCCCTGCCGCTTTTTGATTGGCTGTGTGTATGTCGCCGGATACAACTTCATTCGTATATTCATTATCATTCATGTAGTGAGCCAGCATCCGCAACTCTAAACCGCTTGCATCGATACCGACTAACTTACATCCTTTCTCCACTATCCAAAGATCACGACATTCTAATCCGTATATAGCGCTAGAGTTTGGAACCTGAGCCATGTTAGGGCTGTGGTGTGTCATACGACCTGTCACAGCACCGTTGGTGATGACTTTGCCATGCACACGACCATCAGCCTGTATTGCCTCAATCCAGCTCTCTATCTGCGCTATACGCTTTTGTAGCATCAAGTATTCTGCTATGGCTTTCGCTTCGGGGAAGTCGAGACCTTCGAGCGTGGTTTCGTCGACGATGACGCTGCCTTTTTCTGTGAACTTGGACGGCTTCCAACCCTTCTCAATGAGTCTTTCTGCGATTTGCTTGCGACTTCCGGGATTGAAGTCTTCCACGATGTCGGAAAGGGGTCTACCGGTGGTTTTGTGGGTGCGACCAGCAGTGACCTTGGGAGGAAAAATGCTTTGCATTTCAACAGTGATAGCTTCCAGCCGAGTCTTAAATTCAGCAAGTAATTGCATAGCAGATTGTTCATTGAACTTGAAACCGTTTCTTTCTTGTTGTGCGATGATTGCTTGTACTTCATGTTCTAACTCCTGTGATTTAGTTGAAAAGTCCTGCCTCTTTAATTCATACTTCAAATAACTATAAACCTTGTGTAATACTTCTACATCTTGCACACAGTACTCAATCATTTCATCTAGCGTGTGCGTCTCTAGATTGAAATCATTAAACTCAATCTTCTGTACTCCCAACAGTTTGCCGAGATTGTTTAGACTGTGTCCTCCCTCTAGACTTGGGTTTAGTAAGCGACTTAGAACTAACGTATCTTCGACTCTCTTCAATGTAATCTGACATTTCCATAACTTTTTTAGTAAGTGAAAGTCGAATGCTATCCCATTGTGAGCCACTATCAAACTCGCTGCCTTTATGTACTCCGATAAGTCGTTTGCTTCTTTCCATATCTTTACCTCGTTTGTATCTAAATCTTTTGTAACAACGCACCAAATCTTACTGTGATCTAATGTGGTTTCGATGTCAAGTAATAATCTCATAGAATTATCTTACTCTATGGGATAGTGTTTTGTCAACAAATATTAAATTAGAACCACATCGAATAATCGGATCATAGCCGACATTGGTCATTAACGATCGAATGTCTTCTTCGCTATATGGCTGCAACTCCACACAGATTACCTTAAACGGGTGTAGGCAATAATTGATGCTCTGCAGCACTTCGTAATCCATGCCCTCAATATCAATTGTCAGAAAGTCCGGTGTGAGTTTGTGTTTAAGGATTTGATCGATTGTAAAAACTGGCAGTTGCATTACATTGGTGATATTGAACTGCGGATAATCAATTACAAACCCTTCAGCTACTTCTTTAAGGAAGCTATTTCGACCAGATTCGCTATCAATCATGTAAAATTCACGGAATTCTGATTGAATACCCACACCAACATTAAGGTTAATATCCTGTGGTCGTTGCTCTAGGAATATTTTATATAGATTAGGATTTGGCTCAACATTAATGCCCCGACTGCCGCTGTCATAGAACAACTTAGTATTACTAATCCGTTCCGGATGGTGCGCTCCCACATCCAAGTATGAAGGAGTAGCAATACCGAGACTGTGAAAGATAGCCCGAATAACAATATCATCTCCATGTTGAGCATAGGTTATATCTCCAAAGATTTGATCAGGATGTGCCATTAGTGTTTACTCTGCGTTGCTGTTATCAATTGATGTCTCAATGCTTTCAATTCCGCCATCGCCATCACTAATCCCGCATGAGTCTTCACTAACTGATCCTGAAGTTCTTTTATTTCCTTTTGCATTTCTGCGACGCATAACACTCGGTCTTCTGTCGTCCATGTTGTCATTTGCTCTCTCCATTTCCAAAGGTTGTTCCAATTGAACAGGTTTAACGGCGGACACTTCCACACCACTTTCTATCTCCTCAATGTAATCTTCTAATAACTGAATGTACTGCTTTTGCTTCTCAAGTTCGTCAATACATCCTCTTGCTAAATCAAATACTCTCTGTGTTACATCATCCATGTAATAAATCCAGACGCATAAAAGAAAACTGCTACTGCTTCCACAATCAATAACGGATTGTCCCGTTGCTTCCATCCCGCCCAAGCCCACATCGCACTACCAACAGCACTAAGAACAATGTTCATCGGATAGATATTAAAACTTGTTAGTGTAATACCGACTAAGCAAAGACAAGTAGCAAGCCATTTAAAGAGTAGCATCGTTACGCCATTTATCCACTGTCAGGTCCAAAGCAGTGCCATCAAGCCATTCCCATGTCACCATCTTGTTATCACATAATACGACAACCGGCGCATACGCCATCGGCGGTACATCCCATGCTGCATTGCGTAGCCACAGATAGCGTTCAGCGTTGTTGAACATCTCTTTATTGTCCTGAATGCGACTAAAGACATCTCTGTTCAGTTCACGCAATCGCTCAATCTCATTGCATAAATCGGTGATGATCTTACGGGTAACAACATAGTCATCATGCTTTGCGTATTGCAGTGCTTTTTCTAGTAGATCATCTTTCATATTGTGTCCTTAATTTCAAGCATACGACCTGTTGATGGATTGTATAGTAAATCACCAGCACCGCCAGTGTAACCACTAAAGCGATTCTTTAAAACCCTAACGTGAGTAGTGTTTCTTTCAATCATGTCAGTAGCCTGTCCATTACGCTCTAGCCCGATCACGATGTCAGATAACTGTGCTATTGATCCAGAGCCACGCAACTGAGCCAGCGATGTTGATGCACCCTCCTCGTGTCCTTTGCTTTCAGGACGTTTCAGGTGCGACACACATAACAGACTAATCCCTGTTTCTTGGACCAACATCCGCAAGCGTGTCATAATCGCATCCAAAGCCTTTCGTTCATCGCCCACGTCACCGCCGCTAACAATAATACTAATGTGATCCAAGACCACGTAGCCACAGTTAAGTCCTTTTGCCATGTAACGGACACGATTAACAATGTTGTCAAGACTACTACTTCCAAAATGATCAAACAGATAAAGGCGGTTAGTGCCAAGTGTTCTATCAAAGGCATCTTTTAACTCCTCCTGTGATACATCAACATCGGGTAAATGAATCGGTTTGTTCGCCGCTAGGGACATCAGCGATCTAGCCGTCTTACGCACACCTTCTTCCAAGAACATCATCCCGATATTGTCTTCGGTCTTGGATAGGATGTGCCATACGATCTCACGTAAGAACTGTGATTTGCCTAAGCCTGATCCCGCCGTAATCATCACTAACTCGCCCTTACGAATGCCATAGGTGAGTTTGTTTAATGCTTCGTAGGGGTAGTCTACTTCTGCTTTGTCAATCGGTTTAGACACCATCTCCCACAGCGTAGCGCCTTGTATGATGCCATCCGGTACATACTGCTCTGCTCTCCACCAATCATCAACGAACTCCTTATCCGCCTTGATCTTGAGATAATCCGAGGAATCCTTGAGTCCGGTTCGCATCTTCATCATCTTGACTTTGCCACCGAATAACTCAGCAACAGATTGCATTGCTTTCTGTCCGGCTTCGTCGCCATCAAACGACAAAACAATATTCTCAAAACTGTCAATGTATTCGTATTGTGCTTTGCAGTCCTTGAGTGCTGCCGATGCGCCATTACGAATCGAGATCACCGGATACTTAGCGCCCATCATCTGAAACGCTGATAGAGCGTCTAACTCACCTTCGCATATCGTTAAGAATCTACCGCCTTTAGGGAAACAGTTTTGACCGAATAGCATCGTAGAGCCAAACTCACCAGCAATCGAGAATGCTTTAGAGCTGACGAGCCTAATCTTAATAGCAGATAACACACCATCGTTATCAAAGTAAGGGTAATAATGCTTGTTAACATCTTGTTTAACTCCATATTTTAAGCAAACAGCCGAAGAAATATTACGATCAGCGATAGCATTAGAAGTAGCATTGTCATAGAATTCTAAATCCTTATTCATTGGTTTAATTTCTCTCTTGGTAATAACTCCATCGCCATCGGTGTAAGTAAGACATACATGGCAATAAGTATGACCATCGTCGTGCAAAGCATTACCATCCGATGACCCACAATTCGGGCAAGCGATGTGCTTTAGGAATTTACTTGTTCTTTGTTTTGTTAGCATTTGTCTTTGGCTTCAATGAAGTAGTTTGATCAGTTAGTTCTCTGTGCTTTTCCATTAATTCATGAGATAGAATTTCGAGTTCATCAGAATAGCGCTTAACCGTATCCTGAATAAACCAGAATGTACCGCTAGATAAATCTACCGAATCTGCTGACGCTAGTGTTTCTAGCAAAGCAACAAAACAGTCCATCTTACCCTGTATGTCATCAATCTTACAACTAAAATCATAGTAATCCATCTTGTTTCTCCTTTGCTTGTTTAACAATCCATTCTGCTTCAAGTTTCCATATTGCCATTCTTGGATCTTCTTCCCTGTATTCACAGCCTCCGTATGCACGAGTTCCACTGATACGATTTGCTTCTGTAATGCGTCCTACTAAATCACTTGGTTTCATCATCATTCTCCTAATGTATCGTATTTGTTACAATAACCCCACTTAATGTATCGTTTATGTTACATTACTTCACATCAATTACTCCTTGTATTCTAACCCTATGTGGGTAATCCTTCTCAATCCAAAAACAACGATAAATCCCATCCTTAACGCTTAACCAAGCCTCATATCGCTGATACTTACCTGAGTAGTCAATGCAATCATGATGCTCAAAATGCACCTGATTAGCAATCCAACCACATAAACAACCCAAAGCAAACACCCCAATGAAGATAAGGTCTTTCATTTCTCATTCGCTTTCTTAAATGCTTCTTTCCAACGGATTAGCTGTTCTTTTTTCCATTTATCTCGCAGTTCATAGTTAAAGCGCAATACACCTTCATCTGTTTCGCAGTAGTAATCAAAGGCTTTGTTGAGTTCCTCATCACTTAACTCTCTTGGTGAGGTGTAAAGTGGAATATTTATTTCCGAAAATTTGCTTTCTTTAGACTGAAGTGATTTTCCGTTATCCACATCTATAATCATCCATGCAACAGGCTTCATTTTTCACTCGCTTTCTTTAATCCTTCAGCATACCCAATCTCATACCCGCCTTGGTGTGCCATAGCCTCATGATGACTGCATTTATCTAATTGGTTTTCTAATTCCGCTATCCGATCTGCTTGCTGACGTAACATTCTAGGCACTCGATTATCACACCCTGATATTTGCAATACTCGGTCTAGTTCATCGGCTAGTTCGTAGGCGTTCATTTCGTTTCTCCGACAGAGCAAGCGACATCAATAGCCTTGCTAATTGCTTGCCATTGACTGCGTGGCATTGTGATTGTGATGTCCTCATCTTCGGGTAACTCAATGCCGATATCCTTAGCACAATGCACACAAACAAAGACATATCCTTCCGGTGCTTCTAGTTTCTCAGTCATCATTGTCCTCCGCTACTGCACGTTGAACTAAACGATTGACCTTATCAGCGATAGCGACATCCAAATCAATCATTACTCGGTCATAGCCATAATCACCGATTAAATCAACCATATCCATCAAGGTGAAATGATACCTTGCTTCTTCGTTATGATGCATAAATCCTCCTTGTAGTTTCGACAATATCATACATTGCTAACAAAAACAACGACATAAATACAACACAAAGCTATTGACAAAATAATCATTTTATGATAACCTCACTATATAGTATTACGTTATAGGAATACATCGTATAGATACTATGTATATAACAATGGTAATTAACTAAGTTGTATAACATCATAGGTCTTCATTGTCATTAAAGTCTATATAGTCCCCGTATTCGTCAAATATTTGATCAATACTAGGCATATCTGCCTCATGTAATAGGTCTTTACGATCAATCGTAGGGATTAATACGTCTAAACCGGTGTAGCAATCTTGGCACATATCCAAATACTTGCCATCCAGTGTCTTTCGTGTTGATTCGTAATCATTAAGCATTTTGTCGCATATTGTGCAGTGCATTATTTAATCCTTTCGCTTTCAACTACGCATTGATGATAGATAAACTTAACTTCGCCATCGTCTATTTGATAACTTTTAATCAATTCCTCAAAATCCGCTAACATTGGTGTAAGGTTTAAATCACCTTTAACGGATACCAATACCCCGAATTTTAGATACTGCTCATTAAATCGTGCCATAAAACCCTCTCTATTCGATTAAAACATAGTAGATGATACCTACCCCTTAACTACTCTGAGAAAACCCCGTATAGCCCCGTTTAAGAGGTTTTAGAGGTATTCCCAAGTATAGCATAGTGCTACATTTACAGCATGGTACACAACATAGGCTAAAAGCAGGTATGTCATGCACCAAAATAGTGCAGTTTTCATAATTCCTTTTCTACCGGTTCATAATGTTTTTGTGAAAGTATCTCCATGTAATCGGCGTACCATTTATCAAACTCATTGATTCCATACATAAGCCTAAAATTATGATCATCTAAGCGCATTGCCATAAATTCTAGGTAATAGTCAAATCTATCCATTTTTAAACCCTTTCATAAATAGAAAACAATAACATAAACAGCAACAATGCAAGTGTAAAGACACACGCCAGTCAATAGCAATGACTTAATCATGATTTAAACCCTTCGCAATATCATAACCGGATATATTTTTAATCCATCCTGAGCCGGTCCAATATTGATTATTATATGATCTCTCAATATCGATACGG